AAAGCTTCCTCTTCGCAGGCTGCTTCTTCGCTTATTGGCTCAGGTCTTGCGCAATCATCGCAAATTCCTCCCCGCAATTCTTTCGTAGTAGCCGCTGTGAAAGTGGCGCCACACCCTTCGCACTGCCGTTTTATTTCCATTCTGCCCTCCCTTTCTTTAGCCAATCCCGTCTGCCCACGTCACACGCATGGGCAGGCAAGCGGGCTAACCTACCTGCTAAAGTCGTAATACTCCTCTCGTACGCCAATCAGGTACGTCGCCCCCTGGGGGTCGCCCTCCCGCTTCCACTTGCCATGCTTGTTCAGCCGAAGAATCACAGAAGGCGAATCGGGTTGAGGCTCGTACTTGTATTCCTGGCTCTCCGAGTAGCCATTATGGTCTATCCTGGTTGCCTTGTCAGGCTGCACCTTAATCCGCCGAGGGCTAAGTATCGCAACCACTGTGTATGGATGCCTGTCTGAGTACATGACCTCGGTCACACCCATGCCAACTTTCGGTGCCTTGCTTCTAGCCTGGTCATATATTGCGTTGAAAATGCTCCCATGCCTCGCAGGATTAACGTGGATGGTTGTCATGTTCTCCTTTCTTTTTTAGCCAATCCCGTCTGCCCACGTCACACGCATGGGCAGGCAAGCGGGCTAAACGGCCCACTTGAAGGCGTATTCAGCATCCTCGATGGCGTCGTCTAAGATGTTTTGTGCAATCTCCTGGCAATTAACAGCCTTACGGCTGATTTCAGAGTGACCGCCGCCGTCGTTTTTGTCTTGCTTGATGGCTACCGGCACGAGATAGAGCCGCACAGCCTTCGCTGCTTGTTCAAGGTCAAAACGTCCCTTTGAGTGCTTGCGATAGAAGTTACGCCCCCAAGCGCTAACTCTATTGTTTAGCGCCTCCGTGTTGGTCAGCAGAAGCCATGTGTTCCACGTGTCCCAATTAGCCCAGCCGTTGAAGGTTGCTTCCATTGTCGTTCCTCCCTTTCTTCCTTCGTTTGCTTTTTTCTCTACCCATAGGTTATCATAGTTTGTCACGGCTGTCAATAGAACACCTACGCATGGCAGATTAGAACAAGGTAAAGAATTTCGATTAGCAAAAGTATAAGAAACTTGCGTAAAGACGCATGTGTACGCTGTAAAAGCGTGGTACCATGTGGCTATGCCTTATAAGGATGCTGAGGCCCGCAAAGCTGCACAACGTCGCTACTGGAGGCGTAAGACGCTGAAAACAGGGGGTTTCTTAAAGGGGGACTCTATCCCTCACTCTATCCCTGAAGAAGAAGAGCACTCTATCCCTCACTCCAAAGTCCTTCCCCCATTTCGAGGCAAAAGCGTTGAGCGGTTCAGGGACTATATGGCCTATATCACAGAGCGGGGCTACACCCTGGAGCAGGAGACGCACCCCGACTATGGTTATCCAGTCTTACATCTAAGGCCTCTGGGTGTCATTGCAGAGTTGGAGGCAAGAATAAAGGCGCTGGAGCAGGCTACAGTCCAGCACCAAGCGGATCATGTTCTCCGGGAAGCTGGGGTAAGGGAAGCGCTTGACCCTCATTCTCAAAAGTAGTATCTTGGGCTTAGGCCGTCTCTTACCGTGCTGTGTGCTGTTGTAAGAGGCGGCACTCAGCACGGATAGGAGGCGGCTTTATTATGAGTAGTGAGAACCCGCAGCTAATCCACACTGACGAGGGCGACTGGCTCGTATGGCCCGACCATGCGGAGAGTTTCCTTCAACAGCCCATAATACGAGCGAAGGATAGGCGAAAAGCGTCATGGCTAATATTGGCATCTTAAAAATCAGTGAAGATTTGCTACTCGACCTACTTCATTTCCAGGGAGGGCATATTCGCTCTGTCGGGTTCTATCCTGAGCATGGCCTCTTACGCTTGCAGGTAGAGCATCCCGATATGCCAGAGGTGGGAGAAGGCGAGGCTATTCCTGAAGTTCTCCCTGAATATGTCAAAAAGTACGGAGAGAATGGGCAAGTCTTGAGCGTCACCAGGAAGGTGACATGAAACTGTACTGGCTGGTGCTTGTCGGCGGACTACTCAGTATAGCGGCCATTGGGCTAATTGTAGGCATTGTAGTGAGCTATCTAGTGGGATAACGAAAAGCGGTAAAGAGGCTATGAAAGGAGCGCATGTATGACAGACCCAAAAGCCAACCAGGACAGAGCAGACCCAGGGGGGGCGCTAGTAGACCTCAATGGCACCTATTATCTCGTAAATGAGGGCTTAGGGCCCAATTTTGAGCCATCTCCGAGCGCTCTTGAGCGGACGCCCCTCTGCTCCCTCTGCGGCAAACCAGGGCGCTTCAAGGCCGACGGCAAAGGGGCGCTGGCGGGCAAGCACAGGCGGTGCAGGGCCAGGGTCACGTACAGACCGAGCCTATGGCGGCGACTCGTCAGGGCACTAAGCTTTTGAAGAAGAAAAGAAACTGGCGGACTGTAATCCGTTGGAGGTGATGAAGTGACCTCTAAGAACAAAAAGACCACCGAAGTACTGCGGGACGCCAGCAAGCGAGCCTTTCTCGAAGCTTTTGCCTCAATCGGCACGATTACCTATGCGGCAAAGGCTGTAGGAATATCACGCCAGACGCATCATAACTGGCTAGCCGCTGACCCGCACTATGTAACAGACTTTGCTGAGGCGCAGGAGCAGGCCGCCGAGGCGCTGGAAGCGGAGGCCAGGCGAAGGGCCATTGAAGGGGTGAGCAAGGGTATTTATCATCTGGGTAAGCTGGTCGGCACTGAGCTTCAATATTCAGACACGCTATTGATTTTCCTGCTCAAGGGTGCCCTTCCAAGGAAGTACAGGGAAAACATTCGACAGGAACTCACAGGCCCTGATGGTGAACCTATTGCAATCAGGCAGGTCGAAATCGTAAAAGACTATGGGCAGGCGATGGCGGAAAGAGCAATGTTGCCACCGCCCGCATGAAGGTATTACGTTTTGCGCTGTGAGGAAACCGCAACATGGCGATGCCACAAACAGCATATCAATGCGACCACTGCCAGCGAGTAGCGGCCAGAGTGAACGAGCGAGGAGAATTGCTCGTCAGGCACAGGCATGGTGGCGAGTGGCATGAGACCATCATAGTGATAAAAGGGCAGCCTGTAGCACGGCGATTGACTCGTTCACACACCAAACGGAAAAGTGATACGGAGGAATGAAGAATATGAAAACGACTACAGTCAAAGGATTTGTGGAAGAGTTCAACGAATTCTTCCACGGACTAGCAGAGGTGAGAGTTAATGGTAATAGGGTTGAAATAACCATTGGCTCTCGGACTCTGCTAATCGGGTTGCCAGAAATAATAGGCGGGCAGTCTAAGGGTTCGTTGTAGTGGCCTTTAGGTAGGCATCCCTAATTTCATTGATTTTGGATAGGCGTTTTTCATAGATTTGTATTGTTTCGTTATTCACTTTGTACCTCCTGCTGATATTGACTAGTTATTTTGACGACATTTTGGCGTTGTTTCTGTTGCCAACATAGGTATATCCTTTAAGCAAGCGGGTAGGGTGGGATTCGAACCCACGGAGGTTTGATCCTCGGCAAGTTTTAAGCTCGCAGCTATAAACCACTCAGCCACCTACCCGACGTTAAAATGCGTAGGGTGTTGTCGCAATCAGCCCAATAAGGTGGTGCAAACACCTAATTGGATTTAAGGCTGGTACTCGGCTAGAGCCAACACCCTACGCATATAGTGGCGATTGACTCGTTCGCACACCAAACGGAAAAGTGATACGGAGGATTGACAGGCAAAGAGAAAAGTGGTATTGCTATAAGCAACACGGCATAGTTGAGCGCCCTTGAGCGCCCCGTAACCGGATCTAGGGGAAAGGGGCGCTCAATTGGTAACTGCTACAAAATTTCTTGAGGTGGACGGCGGACGCCTCAGAGTGAACTTCCACCCTGGGCAGACAAAGGCGTGGGACAGCCAGGCTCGAACTGTCCTGATGCTGGGAGGCACGCAGAGCGGCAAGACAAGTTGGGGGCCTCACTGGCTCAAACGAGAGATAGACAGATGCGGCGCTGGCGACTATCTGGCTGTGACCGCTACGTTTCCCCTACTTCGGCTCAAAATGCTCCCCGAATTCCTCTATCTGTTTGACATCCTCCTCAACCTTGGCACATGGAAAGAGTCCGACAGGGTCTTTTTGTCTCACGATCGAGTACACGGCGCTTCTGCGTGGCGAGTGATATTCGGCTCGGCAACGAACCCTGAAAGCATTGAGTCGGCCACCGCTAAAGCCGCATGGCTGGACGAGGCAGGGCAGAAGCAGTTCAAGCGAGAGGCGTGGGACGCTGTTCAGAGACGGCTCTCCCTGTCAATGGGACGCACCCTCATTACCACCACGCCTTACGTGTTGGGATGGCTGAAGAATGAGGTGGTAGACAGGGCGAGGGATGGAGATAAGACGATAGAAGTCATTGAGGTGGACTCCCTCTCGAATCCAGCATTTCCAAAGGAAGAATACAACAGGGCCAGGGCTATGCTGCCCACATGGAAATTCAATATGTTCTATCGTGGGATGTTCACTAAGCCCGCAGGACTGATTTACGACTCTTTCGACGAGCGATTCTGCAAGATCAAGCGATTTGCCCTCAATTCGAATTGGCCCAGGTACGTAGGCCACGATTTCGGACCTAACAACACCGCAGCCGTCTGGTACGCACAAGACCCTGGAACGGGGTATCTTTATGCGTACAGGGAGTACAGGGCGGGGGGGCTGTCGGCCTTTGACCACGCACAGAAGTTCAAGGCAATGAGCAGTGGGGAAAACATAGTAAAGCGTGTGGGAGGGGCGAATCACGAAGATGGATGGCGGGAATCGTTCACCGTCGCAGGATGGCCGATAACCAAGCCACGAGAACGAGAGGTTGAGGTTGGTATCAACCGGGTGTACGGCTGGCATCAACAGAACAAGCTCTTTGTATTCGACGACCTATTGGAATATCTGGACGAGAAGCTGTCATACAGTCGAGTGCTGGACGAGCAGTACAAGCCAACGGAAGAAATAGACGACAAGAGCCGCTATCACCTTATGGATTCAGAACGGTACATCATCAGCGACTTTGCGCCTGAGTCCGTTCCGTCTCTCCGCAAGGCCGAAGTTGTAAGGTTCGGATAATGTACGACAGCATAGCCGACATAACTGCCCTCATAAACGAAAAGGAAAGCCAGCAAACGTTACTTCGTACCCGCATGGAGGACGACTTCGACCTCTTTTCCCTGAAGGACTACGTGACCAAAGGGCCGTCTGGCAAGGTGCGTAAGGGCTATGAATCTTATACGTCGAGCGCTCCCCGCAACTTCTTCGACAAAGTTCTTGACGGGCTGGGCAAGGCCAATATGCAAATACAGATTATGATGCCTGACGACGCTGACGAGGAGGAGCGCAGAAGAGCGTCACAGGGAGAGTTATTTATCTTCGGTGCGCTGTTGGCGGTAGATAGAAACCTGGTCAAGCGGGCTGAACCGCCTTTGCGAGAGGGGTTAGGCTTTTTAACGTGTCTGCGGGGCTGGTGTGCGCTGCGGGCACTGGTCTATCTGCCCAAGGGTCAGACCGACGTGCATTTTGACGTGCAACCCTGGGATGCGCTTCATTGCACATGGGAAATGGGGCGAGACGGCCTCCTGTGGGCAGCCCGCAAACGCAGGGCTACAAAGGCCCAAATCATGGGGGAATACGCCATAAAGATAAACGGCAAGGAAGCCGAAGTAATAGACTTCTGGGACGAGGACTTGAACTGCGTTATTGTTGACAACATCTTTGCGAAAAAGCCTACGCCTCACAAGATAGGGCATGTACCCGTCTATATACAGGCTGTCGGCTCTATGCCGACAGTGCAACAGAAGAACTATCTCACAACTATTGAACACAGGGGCGACTCCGTATGGAGTTCGTCACGGGGGCTGTACGAGCCTCAAAATAAATACATTTCGTGGGTCATGGACTTGGCAAAGAAGGCTGTTGCGGGATCGCTGGTCTATTACAGCGATGACGGGCAAAAGAGCATCGAGTCTGACCCCTTCGAGTCGTGGACTATGGTGAAGGCGAAGTACGGCACAGAGAAGATTGAACAAGTGCCTGTTCCTGGGGCAAGCCCAGAAATGCTGGCCGCCCTCTCCATTATTGACAAGGACATCCAGCAAAGCTCCCTTCCGTATCCTTTGGCTTACGGTGGCACTAAGGAAGCCATGAGCGGCAGGGCATTGTCTGTACTGGCCGACGCCACTCGCTCTATCTATAATCCGAGGACAGAGGCGCTGGCGAGGGCGTACACGTGGCTATGTGAGGAGCTGTTGAGTCAATACAAGGTCAAAGGGATGAAGCCTGTCAAGTTGCAGGGGTACAAGGACGACACCTACTTTTCGACAAAAGTCAAGCCGTCCGATATAGACCCCTCATGGTTTGTGTCGGTTAAGGTAGAACCGAGAATGCCTAGAGACGAAATAGAGCAAATCCAGACGGCACTTATGGCAACTGGACGCAGGGGCGATACTCAGCCGCTAATGAGCGTCCAGTCCGCCAGAGAGACATACCTTGACCTGAGAGACCCTGACGCCGAGGGAGACAAGGTAATGGAGGAAATGGGCGAGTCTATGCCGCCGATTATGGCGGCCAATATAGCGGCGTCTCTCAAACGCAGGGGCAAGGACGAACTGGCCGAACAAGTAGCAATGCTGCTCAGACCGCAGGGAGCGCCTGTAAATGGAGCGCCGCCATCCCCTGTAAACAGCGCCGTCTCTCCACCACTGCCGCCACAGCTTGTAGAGCTTATAGTGAAGGCGTTAGCCCAAACTGGGCAGGGTGAACTGGCCGCCGCCTTCCTGGAAGCATTGAAGGTCTCAGCGATGCCGCCGCAGCCTGTTGCTGCACCAAACGGACAAGGAGGGATGTAAATGCCGCTTTTAGACAATGTAGGAGGAGGAACGACGTACCCCACTGCCGTAGATTACTACATGGCTATGACAGGTAATTCTGCGGAGCAATTTTACAATTTGCCAGAGGATGGCATACAGGGATGGATAGACGCCTGGAACATTTGGAAAGATGCTAACGGTCAGACCACGCCACCAGTAACTACGCCACCAGTAATAACACCAGTACAAGGAGGTACAAACGTGCCAACATCAGATTCAGAAGCTTTTGGGCCATTTACTCAGTATTTAGCGAGGCTTGGCATTGGGGCAACAGGAGGGGGGCCTGCCGCAGGCTATCAACGCAAATTATATGATCCTCTCCGAACTCTCTACGGATTGGAACAGACCTTTGCCCCCGTAACGAAGGCGACGCCAGGACTCTGGAACAATTACCTTGAAGGCAATACCTACGCAGGCAATCCCAGTCTCATATATGGCAGAGCGGGCGACATTCTATCCCAACTGTATGGCGCTGGACAGGCGCAAAGAGAATCCCTGGGCGCAAGTTTTAGCCCGGAGTTTGAAGGGGAAAGTGCCGTAAGAGCAGTCCCACGAGAAACACAGCAGGCGCTTCTCTATCAGGCTCTTGTGCCCAAACTTGGTTATCTTGGCTCACAGAGGGTTGCCAACCGTCTGGGTACAGAAGAGGATATATGGCTGGCGCAGCAGGGCGCTGCGGCTGGTGCCACTACGTCACAGCCCACATCTGGCTTCTTCGACTATCTGGTGAACAAGTACGGACTCTCAAGATTCTTCTAGGAGTAGCGGCTAATGCCTATGGACAATATATGGCAATGGTTTCTTGAGGACTACCCTGACACAGCTTTTGCCTCTCTCAGCCCGCAGGGTATGACTCCCTTTGCTAATTTCTGGCAAGGCCAGAAGGGTAGGGTGCGAAACGAATATGAGGGGGCGTTGGGAAGAATGGCGCTGTCGGGGCAACCGCCAGCTTTGGAATACACCGACTGGCTGCAACACTACCCCTGGATGCGCAAGTGGCTTCAAATGAGTCCTGGACAACGTGGGGAGCGGAATCAGTTCAGTTCCGTCTTGAGGTATAACACGTGACGACCCCAAAAAGCGTCTACGACAGAATAGCAGATAGCTTTATCCTCGCCAGTGAGGAAGTACAGAACTTGCCATATCTCAAGCAGGAACGAGAGCGGCAGGTTCCCAAGAAGCCTCAGCTTCCCAAGCCTGTGACGCCAATGGACGACGACTCCTCAATTGACGAGGCGCTGGGCCCTGCCAACGTTTTTAGCGCCCCGATTCCTGCGGACGAATTAAAGCGAAGAGTCGAGAAGCTACCCAAGGACAAGCGACAGCGAGCATATGAGAGGTACTACGACACGTTAAAGTTGCCGCCAGAAGGACAGGGGTTGCTACAAAGCGTCAATCAGCCTAAAGGACTTACAGGAGGTCTTAAACAGGTAGGACGTGGGCTTGCCAGCGCTGCCACAACAGTTGGAGAGATACCAGGGA